AAAGGGCTAGCTATATTTGAAGTGACTGTTGCGCTGCCTCCAAACCGCACACCCCACGCCGCATTATCAAACTGCTCACTATACGTTAGCAGGTTTTCATTCTCCGCCCGCACGCGCATTGAACGGCCGATTGGTATCACGGCAGCAGTGACGGCGGCGGAAGTGGTCGGGGTGTAGTTCTTCAATGACGAGCCGGTGTTGAGCTGCGCACCCCAGACATAAGCCGCCTCACCCAGCCCGACGATCACACCCACGTAACGAGTGCCGGTAATAGTCTCAATCCATGATAGATCGTAACGTATAAGTGATCCGTTATTGACCGGAACACTGGCTGTTTGTGGGTCAGCGCCAGATGATCCGTTACTAACAGTTAAAGCCACGAGCGAGGCGCCGTTGCTGGAGAATGTATTAACCCATACGGAAAAGCAGTACATCTGACCAGCGACGGTAGAGACTGCTTGGCCTACGCCACTTGAACCGATGGTTGCTATAACATGGTCTACGGTTTGCGATCCGTCAGGCGCTAAAGGGCTAGCTATATTTGAAGTGACTGTTGCGCTGCCTCCAAACCGCACACCCCACGCCGCATTATCAAACTGCTCACTATACGTTAGCAGGTTTTCAGTAAGTGAATCGTTAAAGCGTTGGTCGTCGTTCTTCAGCCGCACAATGGCGCGCCCAGCACTCAACGAAGTAGTGGGGTCCGCAACGGACCGGGTAATGTTTGTCTCGATGACGGCGGTACTGACGTCCGTATAAAAACCGCCGGAGTAATCTACCTCAACCGAGAATACTGGATTCGTACTCATTTACGTTTACTCAGTGCGTCTTCGATCTGTCGCATAAACCGAGCCATACTTATGTCGTCTAAAATTAATGGCCCTTGTACGACCACACTCGCGGCGTTTCTATTACCGGGCATGGCATCCACCATCACCCGCTCCGAGCCGCGCTCACCCACCATCATAAGAGTGGGGCGATGAACCATAAAATCACCGCCGCGTGCGTAGCCCGGTATAGCGCCGGAGCCTTTTATACTTTTCGTCCAGGCTTCATAGGCGGCTGCTTCCTCTATTAATGTTTCTCTACGACGATAATGTATGTCGGGAGGCGGAGCCGCTTTTGTATCGTTGGCGTTTTTCCCTATCAGTCTTTTACTGATGTAAGTAGAAAACCGGTCTTCTACTTCACCATCACTCTTACCCCACACGTCTCCAGGCTTTACCTCACGCGCGGCGCGTTTATCCATACCTACTATGTTTGTCAAGTAGGTCTCCCACGCATCGCTAAATTCTGCTTCCATACTCAACAGAGAATTATAAGCGGCGTACTGCGTTGGGGTCAGAGATGCACGATATCTATCACCTTCAGCCCGCGAGCGGCTCTGCATATAAGCGCCGCCTATCGCAACAGCCGCCACGCCTAAAGCTGGTAACATAGCCGCCATACCGCCACCGGCGGTTCCGGCCGCAGCGGTGGCGCCGCCTGTGCTGTAAACCGGAGCAGCCCCCGCGCTACCGGCGGACACAAGAGAACCGCCCCCGACAACCACGGGTGCGCCCCCAGCTATAGCGCCAGCCGCGCCACTTGCAGCGCCTACAGCGTTCCCCGCCATGCTTGGGATACCAAAGGTTGTGTTCAACCCCGTAGCCATTAGCGCCTTCAACAGTAGCCATTCGGCGATCATCTGACCAACCATACGGACAAACGCCTGCGCGATGTTGCCCCATATATCGTCTAGCCCATCCTTTAAGCTCTTACCCTCTAACACTACATCGCTGAATGCGTCGCCGAAACTTGTTGTGAAAGTGGTGGCTGTGCCGCGCGCTATGTCACCAAGCGTTATAAAATTATCAACGAGTTTATCCCACTCGCTCTTCTGTTTCTCTACTTCTTTTTCAGTGCTAAATGTTATGTCGTGCATGGCGTCAATCACTTCACGCGCCGCAGCGACACCAGCGTCGCCCATGGCTTGATACTTATCCAGCTCCATACTAAGCTGACGTAACGTTTCCGCCCTAGTAGCGGTGGTAACTCCGATAATATTATCTATAGCTTCTTTGGCGGCCGTGGCGTTAACGTCCATCAGCTCGTTCTTCAACGATATTTCTTCAGCTGTCCCAGCACTAACCAACGCCAGCTCAGTATTTACAACGGCAATCTTATCTGCCAGGGTCATTCGGTTAGCACGGATTTCGTAGTCCACAACGCTACGACGATACTTAATAGCTTCGTCCGCTACTTGTTTCTCCGCCTTAATCCTTTCCTCAGCGGCTTTGCGCGCGTCTTCAACTTGCTTACCGGCTAGGTCCCTAGAGCCCTCAGCCAGTACCTTTTGCACCCTTAGCGAGAGTTCGCTAGTGCCTTGTATGGAGTCCTTAGACGCGGCGGCGCTGTCGCCCCACATACCAACTATTGCAGTCTTAGTTTTTTGTACGGACGCTACTATATCGGTTCCACTGTCGTTTAAAATACTTAATGCGTGACTAAAGTCACCAGACACCGCAGCTACTATAGCAGCGGCGACACCACCAATCGCTTTACCAACAGCCTCAAACACGGTCTTAACAATCAACCCACCGGAAACTAACACCTTCATGGTGTCGGCCATGAGCTCGAACGACTCCGTGGCTAAGTTAGTATCGGTGGTAGTTTGTAAAAGCGACTTGGAAATACTGAGTAACGTGGGTAGTAGTACGGACGCCGCCATCATGAACACGTGATCCCATATGGCACCCATCACGGTCCACGTGTCGTTAAAAGCCTCGGCGTTAGTTAGAACATCCTGCTCAATAGTTAGACCAAGCTCTTTAAATATATCGGTGGTGGCTTCCAGCGAATTGAAGAAGGGCATCAATTCGCTACCACTACGCCCGAATAGTGTCATGGCCGCCGCTGAGCGTGTGGCGGCGTCGGGGATGGCGGCGATAGCCTTGCCTGTATCAGATAATACGTCGCCCGTATTGCGTAGCTCGCCACGGCTATCGCGCAGTGAAACGCCAAGCGCGTCGAATAGCTTGGCGTACTCAGACGTTTTATCCCCAGCATCAACCATGCGCATGGAGAGAATGCGCGAAGCCCCGCCTACCTGCTCAATAGAGATACCAGCAAGATCAGCGTTAAGTTTGAATAACGACAACTGCTCGGCTGTGAACCCGGTCTTCTGCCCGAGCTTACTAAGGTTGTCGGCTAGATCAATAGACTCTTTTACTTTAGAGGCGAACCAGCCTACACCAATAGCCGCAGCCATACCGGCAAGGGCGGCTTTGCTTTCCAGCGCCTTGTCCTTGATAGACGAAAAGCCGGAGAGTACTTGGCTAAGGCCAGCTAGCCCCGTTGTGATATTTACATCAGCCATTCAGTTATCTCCGACTGTCGTCGATCTGCCAAAGTAAAATTAAATAGTTGTATTCAACTGTAGTGAGCTCGCCAAGCTCTTTAGGCCCCCATCCGTACCGTTTGGCCACTTGATGGAGTGCCTCTATGTAGGGCGGTCAGCCACCTCCGCTTCATCCGTCCTTAAACTACCTGCAAGCTCTAGCAGTTGTGGTAGTGTTAAATTATCCACATCATCTGATGTGACACTTGGGTCGGCCTTGTTAAGTATGTAGGTCATGACCGTTGCTAGTTGATCTACGGACGGCTCCTGCATGCTCTGCGGCGTTATGCCGTGCTTAGTGGTAAGCTCCCGCCAGTTCTTAATCTTAAGCGGTAGCACACCGGAAACGTCGATCTCTCTCCCACTTAGATTGATCTTCATAAACTTGTCTCCTTAATAAAAACTTTTAGTTGTAGTTAGTGAAATTTTAGCCGCGGTCCCAGACCCGGCGTGATACTGTGCCTTAGCGTTAAATGCAACAGTCAGCCGCTCACGGCCGCCCATAGTAGTGGGGAATGCTGTATACACCATCTTCGGAAACAGAGCAGTCAGTTGGAACGAGCTGGCCTTAGTAACATTGACCATGAAGGCGCGCTCTGTCTGCGCCAGGAAGTCAGCGTACTCCGCCACATCTAAAAAGTTTAGCGCCCCGTTAATGTTGATCATCTGCGGACCGTTGCGCGCGATACTGTAGATATCGCTAGAAGGCACCAGTGCCGGGACCCCCTGCATGTTACCGTTGATTGCAATCGTCAGCGCCTCAAGTCTAACGTTACCCGCGCCACCGATGGAAATAGAAGTGGTGTCAAACTTAAACGGCTTAGACGAAGACGTGGGGAAGGTGGGGCTGTTTGTAGATTTGGCAATAATCGAAGAATTGCGCCCGAGCAGTTGCGCACGCAGCCGCACCGACTGATTCGGGGTGTATGTCAGATCCAGCGCGTTAACCACCATGCCACCGTAGCGAACGGAAGTGCCTACGTCACGAAACACTTCGTAGGTATACGGCTGAACCGGGCAGTTACTAGCAAAATCCGCGGCCGCCGTGTAGTAGTCGTGAGCCCACAAGAACCCAGACGTTACCGTCGAAATGCTGCTTTGCTGCATCACGCTCTTCAAAAAGAACCCCATAGAAACCGGATGGGCGGACATAAGTATAGAGCCGCCAATACGAGTCAGCCCCACGTCGTCATCCGGCTCCGCCACCGTCGCTACAATATTTTTAGTGTCAAACCTATCCAGCTGAACTTGGATGTCTTCGCTCAGCGCCTCAAAATAATCGGTCACCGCAACGGCAGAACCAAAGCTGGCCTCCCGCCCGATACCGATGTAACCATTAAACCCGTATCCCATTTCTAAACTCCTTAGCTGTTGAACTCAATCTCGGCCGTTAACAGTATTTCGCCACCAGCCACCACGCCAACTTCATCACCTTCCAGCTTTCCTGACGGCATCTCACCACCACGTAACCAACTCGTATCCACCAGCTCGTTAAACGTCCGGTTGTTCATCAGCACCGTTTCTATGTTCTTTATCAAGTTATCGCGGGCGCGTAACAACGGCTTCAGCTCCAGCCCATACAAGAATGTATATATAGCAAACTCCAGATGATACACTTGCTTCTTACCCGCCGCTAATAGTTGCAGCCCGTCGGGGGCGGTGCGCCGCAATAGATAAATAAAAATCTGCGGCATATCATCAGCACCGACAATAATCTGCTCATCCGACACCGCGCGACACGGACTAAGCAATTCGGAACTTTCTAGGATATACCGAAGCTCCTCCTTTATGGCGCTATAGTCACACCCCGTCGTCATTTTGTTTCTCCAGTTCTATCTTCACCCTTGCACGAATCAACGCTATGGCTAGGCCGCGCGCTATGTCAACGGACGGTAGCATCTGACGCTTAGGTATCTTAACGCTCTTAGCAAATATAGGATTCTCCGCACTACCAAACACCAGAAACTTACCATTCACCGGCTTGATAGTTCCACCTTCGTTGTGGATGCGCGCGTGCGGCGAGGGGGTGCCAATGGTTACCTCCATCGTACCTACCTTAAGCGCCCCCGGCTTACCGGGATTAAACGACGCACGTAGATCGCCGGTGTTTAACAGCGGCTTACTAGACCCGCCGCGCCTCAGTGAGATAGTTAATGGGCTGAGGGCTGGCCAACCACCGATAAGGGCGCCGCTCTTAACAAAGTTATCATCAACCCATTTAAGTTGACGGAGCCCTATAGCTTTAAGAAGTCCAGGCGCTTGAAGAGTAACGTCATACTTCTTCAGCTTACCCAATAAAGCGTTTATGTCTACGTCAACCCTCAGCCCTGTATCACTCATCTTTAGCACCTCGCACAGCGTCAATCCTAGCTGGGTCAACTACGCTGTTATCCATGGCGTCAACGTCAAACGTAGGGGTGTAGCCCGTAGTGCTGGACCACGGCCCAGAGTTAGCCGCCTCAGATACCCGCGATCCATCTTCGTACAATAGCGAAGTCTTTCCTTGGGCTATGGTATCCAGCAACTCCCGCGCCTGCTTAAAGCGGTCAACCCAATCGGACCTATTAGCCTTCTCGCCAGTGAAAGCACGTCTGGACAATATGCGCTCCACCGTCATATCCGTACTGATAACCTCCAGCACTGGCACTGTGCCAGACACGGGTACGGTGTACGAACCAGACAACCTCGCGTTTATCTCAGCATCCGAATAGCCGATAAACGTAGCTATGGCAGAGCTAGTCATGTTGCTCATACTACCTATCGCCGGAACCGTCAATAGAACATTGGATACGGTGGTGTACATATCAGTTCCTCGTCACTGGCTCAACAACTTCTTCGGCGCGCTTAGTTACCTCCGCCATGAAGTCCTCACGATTTTCAAAACGCATCACCTGCGCGGCGCCCTGCTTACCTACGTTCAAACTTAACGATACATCAAATCCACGGCCGAGTATGTTCAGCGCCTCACTGTAGTAATCCAGGCTATCGGAGCTCATGTGATTCTTCTTGCCGATGAAATATTTCTTACCTAGCTCCACCACCTTTTCACAGCGGTCACGAATGATGGGGGTTACCCGCCCACCGTTGGATCGCAGCTCATAACGACACATCAGAATGCTGTCCCTCATGATGAAGTGCTTCTGCAGTAAGCGATCCGGATACTTTCTAATATCTTCCATCAGCAAAGGTAGGTTGCGGGTAAACCGCCCCATACGGATGTCCTCAATTAAGTACCCGGTGTGAGCTATGTGTGCATCTGCTAACACCACCACCGAGCCGGGGCCATCATTCAAATCAAACTCAGGGTGCTCGTGAATCATACCGAAAAACCGCATGGACTTCCCATCCTCGCGCGCACGGTTACGGAACAAGCGCACAGGCATATCCGGCTGGAACTGTGTGTCGCACGCGAAGTGATGTTGGCGAATGCCGTAGCCGCTATAACTATTTTCGCGCAGATATTTGTGAACATTCACCTGATTAACAATGCGCTCGTCGGTGTCCAACCACAAAATCCAATCCATGGAGCACGCATCCAGACCTATGTTGCGCGGTGTTTCAAATCCAAATTGCTTGGGGTCACAGCCCTCCACTATCTTAGTGGCATACTGCTCGGCGATACGCCGCCCTTCTTCATTAAGCCCGTTATCAACAATGACAACTTCATCGGCTATGTCGAGCGTGGATTTAAGGCTCCAATGCAGTTGGTCCTCTGCCCCAGGGCCAGCCATGACGCTGACGCTAACAGTTTGACGTGGGCGCTGTAGATCTAACTTACGATCTATATCAATAGCCCCAACGCGCCCATGGTCTGCCCGATAAGATACAATCCACCAGCCGAGCGGATCGCCCAGCTCCGGGCTATGGCTATGCAGCAGCGCGCCAACATTAAAGTCCGGCTTGTGGCCAATCATGTCACGGATATCGTGTAGGTCAAAGTGCCATATGTGACAGCGCCACGGGTAGTTACGATAGGAGCTGTACTCCCACGGGCCGAACGGCACGGTGATGTATACGATACCGTCTTTGCGCGCGTAGCCCTCCATCCGCTCAATAACGGTCCACGGCTCGCGTACGTGCTCCAACACTTCTTGCATCAGCACCATATCAAAGTCGTGATCAGCAACTACGTTGTCTCGCATAGCATCGCCAACGACGAAGCGCATGCTGCCGCCAAGACCGAAACGATCAGCAAACCCGGCCGCCATATTGACCGAGTATTTATCGATATCTACCCCCGTCCACTTACGGCCAAGGCGGCGCGCTAGTTGTACAGCGTAGGCCCCGTGAGCGCAGCCGTAGTCTAAAATCTTGCCGATGTGCGGGCGGTCTTCAATAAACTGCCCGAGCGCACTGAAGCGGTCTTCATTAACCACCCAATCAATAACGCGCTCATCGTGGGTAGCTCCGATTCGCTCGTACTGTTGTCGCATCCCATCATCAGTACGGTAAAAGCCGAAGTCGCGGCCGATAACACTTTGCAGATCTTCACTAGCTTTATCCAACAGCACAGGACCGGCGAGCAGTCTATCCGCAGCCACAATATCAGATTGACGATACAAGTGCTTCGCCAGACGGAACTCGTCGTCATTATTGGCGTTGATGGTATCTCTAAACTCCGACACCCAGCTAGCCGCCACGTCAATCCAATCCAGCTCAGCGGCGGCGTGATCAACCCCCGCCTCGCTAGCGTTACGACGCAGGTCGGCGTTATTAAGATAACCAAGCACCGCAGCAACAAAGTCATCCACATAGTTTTCATCAGCTGGCGTGCCGCGAATAAGTGTACCCGCTTCCGGGTGTAGTGTTTCAGCCAGCGCGCCACGGTCGCTTGTCACTACGGGGAGGCCGCACGCTTGACACTCCATGGCCGTGATACAGCTTACTTCACTAAACTTATCCATCGCCGGGGACGGAGTGGGGTAGGCGTACACAGCAGCCGAAAGGTATTCTTTATAAAGCTCCTTCTTGGTAAGTGAGCCCAACATAACCACCGAGTCGCCGAACTTTTCAGTAAGGTTGTCACAGTAGGCGTAGAACTCACCGAAGTGTGATACTGGGTTGTCGTAGGTTGCAAGGTAAAGTTTCAGATCGGGGAGCTCGCGCAGCAGTTTAGGCCAGATTCTGGAAAGCAGCACATCTAGACCGCGCTCCGGCCGCGCGCAGTACATAATCTTATTAAAATCACGATCAGGCTTTTCCATCTGCTCTATCGTTTGTACATCAACACCGTTAGAGGTCTGGAATATTTCACTATCGGATAAACCATATGCGCGCTTATACTCCTCAGTCATGAAGTTAGAAAGCGTCATGACCTTATCAATGTTCCACATCGTACCCTTAATCTGCTCCATCTGTTGAGCGTTGGGTAGATCATGGCACCACAGATAATTCAGCCGCGAATTTACGCGCTTAGTGAACAGCGTAAAATCTCGTTGGACGATACAAATATCGTGAGGAATATGACGGCCGTGGCCATCCCACAACTGAATGGGCATGAACGAAACGCCAGTTTCTTCACACGCATCCGGCGCCTCTATGTTGCAAAACACCACGACATGGTGGCCGGCGCGGCCCAGTTCACGCGCCATATACAAAGCCGCCGACTCGCTACCTCCCAGACTGTTAGTCTCCAACGTCTTGGGACCGAACGGCATGCCAGGGACCACCATATTTATATCGTATTTAATAGTCATCAGTTAACGCTCCTAGGTTTGATCACGTTGAAAATAACGGATCGTTTAAAAGGATACGCAGTTCCACCCACCGTGGAGTTAGCGTTCCATCTTCCAACATAGATGCCTTCGGTTGTCGGCATCGTTACCATAGCAAAGTAGTGAGTTGAATCACTGCTCGTGCTAGTCATTGAGCTCACTAACGCCTCCGCCTTATCATACACCGCAAACCATGGGGCGGCGTCTGGCGCTACTGAACTTTGAAAAGTAAATTGTCGCGAATCACCGGGCTCAAAGATATCCACTATTCAGTCCTCCAGTTGTTGACCCCGGTAACTATACCCGATATATCTAAGGCGTCTAGGCGTATACCTAGATAATCTCTAACTACTAACGCAACACCTAGCGGATCACGCTTTGCAAGTCTAGCGTAGGTGAGTAGCGCCGCCGCTGCGTTAATGCGCTGCGCCGTAACGTCGTCACCTAACAACAGCGCCTCTTGTACTAACAGCTCCGCAGCACGGGACACTAGCGAGTTAAGCAGCAGTGTATCAGTGCTAGATAACTCCGCTATGCACGTAGCGTTGTCAGTAAGTAGTAGATTGTCAGATAGCTCTTTAAATGCCTCGCGAAACGCAGCGTCGCTCATTAATAGTGAGTCCGCATACTGTGCTTCATTATCGCGTGCGTATGTGGACGCCAGTAGTAAAGCATCCAACACAGCTATCTCTGTAACTCCACCGCTGGTTATCTCCGCCGCATAAATAGAAGCCAACAGCAAGGCATCAAACACCACCCGATCTAAGATACTGTGATACTGATCATCTAAAAATAAATCATCAGTTATAACTCTAGATAAATCGAGCAGCCTTTCATCACTAACAAACAAAGCGTCGTGAGTCATACGCGAAAGATCATGCAGAGCTGCATCACTTAAGCTAAGCGCGTCACGGCTAGTTGCATCAAGTACGCGCTCCGGCGGCCCATCGTAAAAGTAAACGCCGTCAGTCACAGTTATCTCGGTGACATTACCGCCTCCGCCGGTAATAGAGTAGATCGACAGCGCACCCCACATCTCATCGCCGACGTCGGTCGTGGAGAACGTGCAGGACTGCGAGGCGGACGCGGATACAACCTTGCGGGCTAGCAGCGCCATAGGTCGCGCCGTTCCACCACCGCCGCCGGCCATCGTGGTCTCGGTGAACGAGTTGGTAAGCGAGCGACCGCCGTCAGTGTTGTTGCCGTTCTGCGCGACGAACGCAGCGATAACCAACGCATCGGCCGCGGTGTTTGTCGCCGTGCCGCTGGGCTGGCTGGTTACCGCCGTTGCTATGTTGCTCGCATTGGACGCGGACGTGTCATAGCCTGACACCGCGTCGTCGTGCTCTTCAATAGCGACGCTCCAGCCAGTACCAGCCGTAGCCGTCCACGTTACGGATGTCTCCGTACCATCAGAAGTTTTATCCGCCAGCTCCGCCGTTACTGCCGAGCCCGAGGTATTTTGTTGAGTCCTCCTAGCCGACCACCCCGAAGGCGACGCAGACAGAACACGATTGGCCTGCATGGCCATCAGACCGATCAGCAAGTTTCCACTCACAGTTGCAGATGCAAATGTCGCTGACGGGGACGTGCTATTACCTATCGCGGTGGTGGCTTGTCTGAGTGCCATTTAATCGTAACCCCGATACCAACGCAGTTCTAGTAAGTCTGTAGAGTGATCAAACTCCATCTCTACGGACACATCTACGCTAAGCTTCCCTTTATCTTTCGCTCTATCTTTATCAAAATCCTTACGAAGGATTGGTGCACCATTAAAAATAAGATCATAATATCCTTCCACTCCCGGTGGAGCAGAAGCCATAAACCGCTTCAACTTACCGTTCTCGGCTACCTGCTCCAGAGTTATGTCACCCTTTTCCGTGTGGATCATCATGGCTTTAGCTACTGCCCACGTTAGTCTGTAGCGTCAGCTTCAGCAGATCGCTAGCCGCTGGGGTCCACGCACTGAACGTCACCCGCTGGTAAAGTGTACCCATACCAGAGCCGGCGTGGTTGGTGATGCCCGCTTCCGTTAAAGCGATACCAGTAAGGCTATCTGCCGCACCGCCAAACGTAGCCACCGCCGAGAACACATTGTTACTCGCAGAGCCATACGACAGCACCTTACGCATCACTTCCCCGGTAACCAACGTGTCCGTCAACGTCGCCGCTACCGTAACAGTGCCGACCACCATGTAGTTCATAGCAGATGCAACAGTGTCGCCACTACGTATCCGCTGAGCTAAGTACGTCCGCCCAGTTGCTACAATTAAATCGCCTACGCACAGAGTTTCGCTTGGTTCTTCAGGATATCCTCCGCCCGGTAAGGGGCGGAAGACTTCGGCCTTTACGACCTCCTTTAAAACTAGCGAATCCGGCGAAGCATTGGTGAAGATATGCTTCGTCATGCCGCCCCCTTACCAAGCCGCGCCGGATTTGGTGTTGATGTAGTGACCAAGGTCGGAAGCCAGAACCTTCTCGTCCTGGAAGTACTGGCTCTCCAACACCTCAATGTTCTCCGTACCTGCGCCAGAAAACACTTGCCGCGTAACAGCCATGGGGGCGGGGAATCCGGCGGGGGTCCAGCGGAAGCTAGCACCGAACGTAGCCACCTTAAGACCGCGAACCGGATTGATATAACACACAAGCGCCGTCGGCCCCCAGATACTACGACGAGCCGCCGTAGCGCCTTCAGTGGCCGAGTTATAAATGGCCTTGGAAAGAAAGATGTTATCTACACCCCACAACGATTTGAGCTGCATATCGCTGAGGAACCCGCCCTCCACATACTTGAATCGTTCAAACGCCCGCTCGTTTTGACGCGCGTATTCATACGATTGATAGTCAAGAATGATGGAGTTAGGCGTAAGCCCGGTACTATTAAAGATACCCAGCTTAGCATCGCGCACCTGGCCTACAATATCCGCCGAACTAACAGCATCCCAGGCGGTGGCGCCAGTCAGCCGTTGAACAGAGGACGCCCCCGTGATAGCTTTGGTAGCGCACCGCAGCTCGTAGTCCTTAAGCAAACCATCAACCACTTGCTCCACGCCAGTTTCACGCAGCATGATAGCGGTGTCAGCGCTATCTAAGTCTTCCAGCGCATTATCAGCACCGAGCGCGTAGTTCTTAGCGAAGTACGAATCGGAGCTAACTTTAAACTCAATACGCCGAGCCTTCGTCTTAGGCGCGCGGACGGTGTTATGTACGCGCATCCAAGTATCTTTGTCAAGAGTGTAGTACAGATCACTCTGTTTACCGACAGGAACGATAGGAAACACCTGCTGACCAACATACACGCCGGAGCGGGCAAACGCCGCCACGGAAAGGTTGGACAGCGGAGTGTCAATATGTAATTCGCGACCGACAGGCATTTTTCGTTACTCCTTTATTAAACGGCGACGCGGCCGGAGACAGGGAAGATAAACGCCGAGACAATTTCTCCATCGGCCGCTGCTGCTTCAAGCGCACGACCAAGGATAACATTACCCGACGCAGCAGGGGTTCCACGACCCGATGCAGTAGTAGTGATGAGCGCATTGGCGCCGCACGAGTTACCCATCGTAAGCTTCACCGCACCAAACCCGGCGACAGACGCATGCTCGCCATTCTTGGGGGCGTTCTGCAACACGCCGCAGTTCAACGTATCCGCCGCAGAATTAGCCACCATGATAACATTGGCCGCCAAGTACTTTACAAAGTGGTGGCGGCACGCGCTAAGATCACCGGACGCTACCGACGCGGGCAGGGGGATTTGATCACCATATTCAGCCATTCCCAATACTCCTCTTAGTTAACCGCATTGTAACGCGCGGCAAGTTCCTTATCCGAAATCAGAACACTCCGCAGCGCAACACTGTACGACGCCTCGTTGTTCTTAGCCATAAACTCCTGAGTCCGGCGATGTACTTCATCGCTGGGGTTATCCATCTCATCACCTTCCTTGCGCTTAGTGTCAGCGTTTGCGTCTTCCGAGAACAGTTTAGCGGCCTTGCTATTGATGTCCTTAATAAATGAGTCCACAACTTCAACAGCGGCCACCTCTTTATCACCAGCCGAGAATTTACGGGTGGTGGGCGCCTCCAGTGCAAGCTCATACATATGCGACAGCGCCTCACGGAACGCCGGAATGCTGCACTTGGCAACGCGATCAGCGACGTCACGCTTCCGATCTTTATCGGCGAGCTCGGTGACCTGTTTCTCCAACGCCTCAGCCCGCTTCTTATTAGCAGCCGCTTCGTCTTGAAACTTCTTAAGGTCCTCCGCAGCTTTAGCGGTGGCCGCTTGCTGTACCTCCAGTTCTTTCTGCATCTCTTCAACAGTCTTGGTCATAGCTTGGTCCTCATTAAAGTTAAACTCATAAGCCTTTACATCGGCCTCCTCATTGAACAAAGAACTCAACGGGGCAAGCCCGGCGACAGCCGGTACCTCGGACCCCAATAACGACACTGCCTTCAGTGCCAAGCGGAACTTCTTGCCCCCGCGCTCTAGATTTACCCATATCTCCGACGAAACCCTGTTATACGATTTACGCTTGATCGCGTTGTACACGACTGTAGGCATGTTGACAAAATCAGCAATAAGCTTCGCACCTACGCGCCGAACGTTATCCACGTAGCCAAGAGCCGGATCCCCCGGCTGCTCTTTACGATGCCCCTGTTTAATGGCAGGCGCAAAGTCCAGCTCTTTAAACGCGGCGACAATATCATCAAGATCTTTGGCAGTGAACTCCTCGCCGTTGTGCTTGCCTACAGCAAAGATCGGCACATCTTTAATGGAGTGCATCTCATCAGCTACGCCGTCGGCGAGTGCTTTGTACATACCTTCACGCCCGACGTAGAACTCACCGTTTTCGCCCCACTGCCAGCCGTCCTTACCATCAAGTGTTTTCTTAACTAGCATACATTCATCCCTCAATGACTAAACTACACGACTCACACGCTTTATGAGGCGCAGTGCGTAAAGTGCTTGGATCCTGCCATATGTTACCGATCAAACTGTGATCACTCTCCGCATCCCAGCAGCATGTTCCAATATTACCGTCCGCTCTTATCACCGCCCACCCACTTCGTAGATACTCACAAACACTTCGCGGCGCGGATACTGGCCAATCTACTTGACCCGCCCAGTTAAGAGACGAAGTGGCGAATGCGTAGTTGTGCGTCACCTGGAGGCCGTGCGCGCGGGCACGTTGCAAAGCTAACGCACCCACCTCAGGCCGATGCAGCGATACAAATATAATCGGCTCGGCTGGCTTAATCTGCTCCAGCAGCTCGTCGCTAAGTAGAATTCCGTTCGTGGAGAAGGTAAGTAGGCGATCACCTATTGTCTCCCGCGCCAGCAGTACAGCCTCCGCAAAGCGCTCATGGAGCAGCGCCTCACCCACCCCCGTGAGTGCAAGCTCGCATTGCGTACCCTGCTCCACAAAGTGGCTCACCACATCAAGCGCGCGTAGGTAGTCAACCCAATCCATATCTATCTTTGGCCGCGCCATGGTGGGGTTAGGGCAGTATGTACACGCCAGATTACAACGGCTGCTCAGCTCTATCTCGTGGATCTGCGTGACGTACTTCATTTCGCCCACTCCGGCAATGAGTAGTTGCAGCCCTCACACAAACGATAGGGGCGCGTCTGCCAATCCAGCTCCACATCCCATACGTTGCCGATCACCCCCTCGGCGTTGCCGTCCAGACAGCACGTAGTAACTCGTCCATCCGACATAACCATCGCTCTACCCAATGGAACCCACTGGCACGCCATGTCAGGCGCAGATACCGGCCAATCCACTTGGCCAGCCCAGTTGATGGAGGCGATAGATGGGTCCGCTGACACCCCGGAAAGTATACCGGCGCGCCGAAGCGCTTCTACGGCTAGCCCCGCTTTCTCAGGCCGGTGTAGCGAGACCCAAACCTTTGGACGATACGGCGCAATAGCAGCAGCCAGCTCGTCAGTCATAAGCAGCCCGTTCGTGGCCAGGATTATGTCCGTGGCGGAGCCCATCTTTTCACGAGCTAACGCCACGAAGTCCACGAACTCCGGATGCATCGTACTCTCCCCGATGCCTGCAAGATTTATCTCACGCTGAAACGTGCGACCCCTTAACGTGGTGGCGGCGTACAGCGCCCGCTCAAACGTCTTGCGATCCATGTCCTGTTTAGCGCGTGGCATTTTAGGATGGGCGCAGTAGCGACACTTAAGATTGCACCGCGATGTTATCTCAATTTGATGAATGTTTGTAACTTTCACTTTAATGATACCTATGTTTGAACGAGAGGCTATCTTGCACACCTAAAAATATTCGCCTCTTACCTATTAGTAGATACACACGATCATCATCCGAATCATTACAAACTATATCATCCAGCTTCACCACGCAGCCATTCACCTCAAACGTTTCACCTATGGCTACGCGGTACTCCTGGTGTCCTCTGCCACAATCACAGAACACCACCACATCTTCGTAAAGCATCTTTATGGTTAACTCAGCTTTCATCGCCGAACCCGCCCACGTACCACATCGCGGCTACGATAACTGTGACCAACAGTAAGAGGGCTAGAATCTTCACTTCGTGTATCCGTTGTAGTTTCTGTCTATGGCTCCATCTGTTTCAATACGGATGGAGCCATTTATGGGTAGGCTTTCATCGTCTATAGCTACCACTCTACCGCCGTAGCTAATTTCAATATCAACGTTATTGATACCTGTCCTATAAATACTAACCACTGCACCACCCCACATCTTCTTCCACACATACATCGCAAATATGAGTAGTAGTAAGTTGGCCGCGATAACAGTAAATAAAAGAATCATGCGAAGTCTCCTGCCAGCTCTAGAGCTGTTGCTTTTTCTGTGGGCGTTATAAATTCATCGGGCATTTCATCAATCATCACTGGAACCAGCACACTGCGACAGTTGAAGTGATTCGGTGGTGTGAGGCGATCAAGGTCTGGGTCGTTAGGCTTAAACACCAACGTATCTAAGTGCTCGCAGACCGGCGAGGTGCGCTCATCCATTATGGCACTGTATGCAACTCCCGCAATGTAGTCCGCCACATCGGGGTCTCGCATTGCAGTTATGCGCCCCTGATTATATGAGTCCAGTAAGTTTGTCCGCACAACTGTTTCCACATACCCACTACCCACTTCATCAAGATAGCCGGACATAACAGTTTTGATATCATCAATCACTTCGCCGGTAGTTTTTTGGCCGCGTGCTGCATTCAATAAATTCTGCTTAACCTTACCTAACAATTTTTCATTGGACGTCACTGCGGAAGTTATAGATTTCTTCTTAAGGTAGTCTATCGCCTGCTTAGGTGCGAACCCTGATACGGGGCGCTTCTTAGCTGCAAACGTTTTCGGTAGATCCGTAAATATCTGTGATCCACCGCGCTCATAGGCCGCCTTCATCATACCGTATAGGGCGGCGCTGACTTCCTTCTCACCGCGCAGCTTAAGGTCGTCAACTATGTTAACGCCACGGCTTTCATAGCCGGAGCGGACCTGCGCAATCAGCCCATCATACATCTTACGATAGGCACTCTTAAGCTCGCCCACGGCCGAGGTCTCTAGCTCAGTCAGGTCAGTTTTAATCTGAACGAAATTAACTTGTCGCTCAAACTTGGTCCTCTGGCGGAACAGCTTTACCTTGTTCTCTTTTACTTCCGGTTCCTCTTCACCCTCTTTAGGTTTATCGCCAGCTTTCGTTTCAGTGCCATCTTTGTCATCTTTTTCCACCGTGGGTTTTTCGCCATCGGTACCACCCTCTTTAGGTTCTTCCGGCTCTTCACCCTGCGCCTCGGGGAACTCCAGTAATTCACGGATGAACGCTTCGTCCTCCGGGCCTTTGCTTACGATGGATCTAGCCGCCAACGCTGCCCACGTATTAAGCAACGCCTGGATGTCCTTCGATTCACGAGGCATAAACTTGAACACTGGGTAGACGCCATCTGTGTTGAAGTTTATATCAACGAGCGTTTTAATTATTCGCTCTTGCGCCACGCCCTCAGCCAGTTCGTTTCGCATGGACTCCGTCATAAGCATGAATGAGTCCCAGTGTGTTTGTGACCGCGCAAAAGATCCAACTGAGTCATCGCTAGTGCCGCCCACCAACGACGGAAGCAAGATAGCCTTCGCCATTTCGCGATCCATCAATTCAATGGAGGGTATGAACACCGTGGCCGCCTGCCCGGCTATTTCAGGTGACCAGAACTCAATGTCGGAGGACTCCTTACCACGCGGGATCACACCTACGGTTCCGGCCTGCATGTCCTTCAATATTTGCTGTAACTTAAGTTTGTCGGTGTCCTTAGTAAACACATCGGCGTTATAGGATAGAAAGATGGGAGGGATACCCAACTTCTCCAGCATAACCGCTAGGAATTTATGAGCGTTGTCCTTCACCCACCATGCACGATACGCAGCTTCTAGTACGCTGTGCCCGTAGGGGTTATCAAAATCTTCATCGTATACGTGGGCGATGAACTTATTGGGTGACAGCCTGATTCCATTCTGAACGATGTACGCCAGATTACCGTGGGGGTCTGTCTCAAACCAAAAGTCATGAGGGCGGCGCGTCTTTAAATCTTTAAGGCCAACCTTTCCGTCCTCACGCTCACGAAACACCATCTCAGTAATGGAGTAGCCGTAGTCCATTGCAGAAAGTATGCGATACAACCTGCGCGAGAACGTGCCGGGTAGCTTACTAAGCTCTTCGCTTACGAACTTAGTTACTTCCCACTCAGGATCCATACCATCTGGTGATTCAACGCTCCAGCCGGTAGACAGAATGGCGTGTTTGCGAAAACTAAGCGCAATCTTAACCTGTTCGTCACGACGTATCTCGTCGTATATCTCCAACCCTTTTCTGGTAACCAGTTTAGATGGATTATAGACAGTGATGGGGACCTTGCCAGTGCCGAACAACAGCCCGTTGATATTGGCGTAGGTCACTTCGTTAAATATGTTTTCTATCGTTGTCGCTTTATCTTCAGGCGCGAACATTTTCGCTACGCGGGAAAATATGCTCATTCCAGATATCCTCTATGCGCCACCAACTCCACGCCGAATGCAGCCATTGACAAATCAACAACAGCCGTTCCAAATAATTCTGTCAGCCCCCACACCAACGCATCCATGCGATCGGGGGACTTTTCACCGGGGACCCATGTTGTCATCTGGTCCTCTAGCTCCGTAAATACTCCAACATGGTGTATAAGGCCGCGCTCATAAAGAGCAGAAATAGGCTCAGCGCGAGTAAGCTTACCCCGAGAAGCGTGAACGGAGTTATAACTAACAGAAGAATCAACGTTACGAAGAACCGCCTCAACCATTTCGCCCCCATTGTTCGTCTCCGCTATGATTCTATCTGCCGAGAAACGATTATAGGCGCTGATCGCCTCACCCGCCCACACACTGGGGCTTCCTTGTATAGAACGATCAGCAAACACAAACCCATGACGCTCACCGCTGATCACCTTACTGGCGCAAACTATAATCCCTGCCTCAGCAGCATTTTCACCAGAAGAGACGGAGGGGTCTATGGCAACCACCACCCGATCCATGTCTTCTATGCGTGCAGCTAAGTCCCGCCATATCTCAATCGTCTCTAGTGTCCACAACGCTCCCGGCGTATCTTCAAGTATCTCAGCGTGGAGCTCTTGTTTACCTAAGCGCGTCCCCTCATACCGCTTAACGATGTTCCTGTATGCAGCCGACAAGTTATCCATATTGCGATACGTACTGCCAAACGTAAACACAAACGAAGGATCTTTTCGCAGCAACTTAATCAACTTCGTAGGGCGTGGTGTGGTGGTAATACAAACACGTGGATGACTGCCAAGCCGCAAACCGAACATCAGGTTGTCCCATGTAACATCCTGATTGGGAAACTTAGCCAACTCATCAATCCACGCTAAATCATGTTGTGGCCCGCGAAGTGTCTCTGGGTCTTTGTCTGCAAACACCAAAGCCTTCGCACCATTGGGCCACTCAACCTTCTTCTTGGACGGGGTGTACTTAGGCTTAAACCATGGCGGGCTCTTTGCCAAAATACCCGACTCACCTTCAATCATTACATCGCGCACGTCACCAGCATCTTCGCCTATCAACGCTACACGGCCAGCCTTGCCGCTCTCTACGTTCTCGCGTATCCACTCGGCGCCTGTGCGTGTCTTACCGAATCCTCGCCCAGCAAGAATGAGCCAACCCAGCCAATCACCGGGCGGCTCAATCTGCTCAGGGCGTGCCTCCAGCCTCCAGTCATGCAGTAATGCTAGACATTCGTCGTCAGTTAGGTTTTGAACTAGCTGTGTCGCCGTTACCATTGAGCTTCTTATCCAACTTCGCTAGCAGTTGTTTCCGCACCGCCGTCGTATCAGTGAGCGGCTTCGCGCCATCACCTAGATCAATCGACTCAGGCGGGCGCAGTAAATCAATCAACTTTTCAATCGCAACGGTTTTCTTGATAAGACGAAACTGCACGATCTTACCTGTACGTTGATCACAGACAAGTTCTTCAAGAGCCGCCATGGTGTCGCTAGATAATTCCTTTCGCGTCTTCATCATGCCCCGCTCGTTGTACAGATCAGCGGGGGAGGCGTTAATGATCGCGAACAGAACAGTGAGGACTTGGGAGATATCTTGGGATTCGTTGGGGGCAGAATCCCCCTTCCCCACACGGGCAGTCTTTTTCGTCTTGCTCTTCTTAACCGTGGCCATGATGATTCTTCCCTGGTGGCCGGATGCAGCGCCACCCATGGGAAGCATTATACGCGCGCGCGCAATGGAGGGCCACACTTAAGTGTAAAATACACAATTTTGCCAGCTGGTTCAGGGGGTTGCCGAATTGTGTATCAATCTGTATCGGACAATAATTCCAAGAGTATAGTGTTTTTTATATATTTTGATACACAATACAGAATATATATATAAATTTTAATAAGGACGTGGCAAGCATCCCCCTTCCTTAAATAGTTTGGAAAAAATTGTGTATCTGTATCAAAGTCTTTTTTGGATGCAGTAGAAAACCCGTTTATTCTTTATACCTCAATAGCTTAGATGTACTTGCATGACACACCATATTCCGATACACTATTTACCCGGCGGAATTGTGTATCAGGTTTCTCAGTCTTTTTGTCATTATAACAACCGCGACAAAGATAAAGCTCAACAGGAGGGCGCCCATGAATGTGTATCAAGATTTCGCCAAAAAACTACAAGAGTCCGGATTAACAAAGGTCCACGCGAAACAGCTAGGTTTAAAAGAGTACTCAGCAGCAGCCGCGAAAAATCTACCTATAAAGTACGCACGCGAAGGTTTCAAAATTCCCTACTTCTCTACGCAAGGTAAGCCTACACAGTTTTTCCGCTATCGTTATCTGTGTGATCCACGCCCAAAGCTAGAGCGTATCACTAACTCCAAGCCCTTACGATATGTCCAAGCGTTTGACACCCTTCCGGAAGTGTACACACCCCCCATCATAGAGTGGCGCAAAGTACTGAAGGATCCATCCGCAACGCTATTAATCACAGAAGGCGAACTTAAAGCGGCGTGCGCCTGCATACACACCCCCCACCCCACCATAGGACTAGGAGGCGTGTGGTCATGGCGCAGCGCCAAGCACCAGATAGACATCCTGCCATGGTTCCACGAGGTAACTTGGAAAGAGCGGTCAACTTATATAATATTTGATTCTGATGCAGCTACGAACCCGAACGTGCTGCAAGCCGAAGCGATGTTGGCCGGTCGACTTCTAAAGCTGGGGGCCGTGGTGTACATAGCGCGCCTGCCCGCCAAAGTTAATGGAGATAAGCAAGGATTAGACGACTATATAGTAGCCAACGGTGCGGAGGCGCTCACCGAACTACTCGAAGCAACGGAGCCATATATAGCAAGCCTAGAACTGCACCGACTAAACACCGAAGTAGTCTATGTACGCAACCCCGGCATCATTTATAGATTTGACAATAAGCAGCGTATCGCCGTATCCGACTATATAAATCACGCCTACGCTACCCGCACCTATATGGAATACAGCGTAAACAAGAAGACCGGCGCAACAACTGCAACGGAGAAGAGCGCCCCGCGTGAATGGGTGAAGTGGAAGGGGCGGAGTGAGGTAGAGCGTCTGGATTACATGCCGGGGAAGGATCTAGTGGCGGACAACGTGCTGAACGTGTGGCCGGGGTGGGGGTGTGAACCTAAAGACGCCCCCGTAACGATGTGGAGTAAGTTACTTGACCATCTATTCACCGGCTCACCGAGGCAAGACCGCGAATGGTTTGAACAATGGTTGGCCTACCCCATTCAATATCCAGGCACGAAGTTATTCACGTCCGCTGTGCTATGGGGGTTGAAGCACGGCACGGGTAAATCGCTTGTCGGCTATACCATGTTTAAAATCTACGGCAAGAACGCGGTGGAGCTGGAGGAGGAGCACCTTAAGCAGAGCTTTAATGACTGGGCGGAGAATATACAGTTTGCCATGGGCGAAGAAATAACCGGCGGCGACAAACGCAGTATGGCCGACCCCATCAAGCATATGATCTCACGCCGCCAGATACGTATCAATGCGAAGTACGTGCCCACCTACACAGTAGCCGACGTGATCAATTACATATTCACCAGCAACCACCCCGACTCATTTTTTATTGAGGATAACGACCGCCGTTACTTTGTGCATGAGGTAGCCGTGGATCCGTTGCCGACAGCGTTCTATACAGAGTATGACGCGTGGCTGCACGGCGGCGAGGCGGGTCCGGCGGTGTTCAATCACTTACTGAACGTAGATCTCACAGGATTCAATCCGCTAGGTGCGGCGCCAATGACCGCCAGTAAACAACAGATGATCGTATCCGGTAAGAGCGATCTAGGCGACTGGGTCAGCATGCTCAAGCAAGATCCGGATTCTATACTGCGCGTCGGCAATGTTGTTCTCCCCTACTCATTGTGGAGGAACCAGGATCTGTTGAAAATATACGACCCCGAAGGTAAGCGGGGCGTGACGGCGAATGGGCTGGGGCGCGAACTGAAGCGTGCAGGGCTGATACAGGCGAAGGGTGGGGAGCCGGTGCGGACGGAGTCTGTAGGCATGGCGCGGCTATGGGTGATACGAAACCCTAAGCTGATCCAGGAGAAGTCCGGCCCTAAGTTGGCGGCGTTATATGACAGAGAGCGCGCGGACGCGGGTAAGAAGAAGGGCAAGCTGTAGAAATGAAAAAGGGGCTGACCTCACTTAGAAGTCAGCCCTATAGGTCGCCGCACGTAAGGGGCTTACATACCGCCGATGTCTTTACCGGCTAGTCGGGCAGCGCGCGCGGCGTCTGCCACCTGCTTGCGGTGCTCAACTATTTCTGGGCGGGCTGCGGTCAACTCGTTAAGTTGGTCGGCAAACACCTTGGCCTTGGTCCAGGCTTTTGAGCCGGGGAAAGCGCCGCCAGCGTCGGAGCGCTCGAGCAGGCTGTTATAGGCGTCAAGCAGTTGGTCAAGTGAGGCGGTGGTAAGGTCTATCTCTACGTCTTGATAGGTCTTAGCTGATAGATATTTCATGGTTTTCTCCTTTGGTGTGGTGATTAATTACTTACTATGTAGATATACTACCATATTTGTCACTAATGAGCACAACTATCTTTTGTTGAGAAACAGTCACTTATAAAAATAGAGAAAATATTTGGTTCTTGTGGAGGTGCACAGCTAACACAAGAGTAGCCGCCACCAGAGAAGTGACTCTCTCCACGGTAGTTGACAGCCCCCACAAGCAAAGTATTCTTCTCTATTTCTATAAGTGACTGTTTTTTAACAAAAGATAGTCGTACACAAGTTCTTGCGTTGTGGTATTGTATGTCCATGCCCTGGTACATGTCCGGGGCATCCCCCAAGGGGAATCTGGGACCGAGGAAGCGTAAAAGGTCCGGCCGCGCAGCCGGTAGCAACCAACGAAACCCAGAGGCAACCAAGGGGCGGCATAAGTAAGCTGGTGTAGTATCGGTCACGTGGAGTAACGGGCCGCCCATGGCAACACAGCCGGGGACCAGACGAAAGCCGGGGGCGAACCGACCGCCTTGTAATAAGCCGGGGCACACGCAGAAAGTCATGTAGGACAGGAGCGTGTGGTGGTTGTGGCTGGGGTGACACAGCCTACAACGCATAGGCGGCTATCCACGTAGTCGTTTATGTTTTGTAGAAACTACCAACTAGGAGATTAGCTATGATACGCACTAACTATGATGGATTCTTTTTCTGGCGCCGAGACGCGAAAGAAGATGGATGCAGTGTTAGAAAAATCACGGTATCAAACAACAACACTTACTATCAGGCTATCCATAAAGAGGATGGTGTTCGCGGCTTCTTTAACACGGGTGTCGGTAAGAATGGCGAGAAGGGTAGGTCTCACGGACAACTGTCGCGCCCTAGGGGTATCACATGGCAGTTTACGTAGACCCACCGCGCCAAAGATTTCAGCGAATGATCATGTGCCATATGGTGGCCGACACCACCGAAGAGCTGCTGGCCATGGCTAAGCGCATCGGGGTGGATAGCAAGCATATACAATGCGCCGGTTCAGCGACCGAGCACTTTGAAATATGTAGATCTAAGCGAGCCGAAGCAATCAAGGCGGGTGCAGTAGAAGCAGCGCCACGCGACGTAGTGCGCTTGATACGACACAAACGAATAAGCAAGGAGAAATCCCATGAAAACCTTTGATCCAACGAAACCACTGACTACAACGCTCAGCCACATCCGCGAGCACTCGCCTTGCGCCGAGGGCTGGGAGAAGTTGCTGAGCTATCTCGGCAAAACGAAAGCCGACGACGAGCCGCTGCCCTATGCCGTAATTCTCGAAAGCAACGGGCTGGACGACGCGTTGTGGTGTTGCCGAGCGGAACCACAGTACGTGCGCCAGTGGCGAGAGCTGGCGTGGATGTATGCAAACTCAGTCCGCCACCTTATGACCGATTCTCGATCACTCAATGCCCTGGATGTAGCCCGTCGGCACATAGATGGCGAGGCGACGGATGAAGAGCTGGCCGCCGCACGGGACGCCGCACGGGACGCCGCACGGGGGGCCGCCGCACGGGCCGCCGCAGGGGCCGCCGCAGGGGCCGCCGCAGGGGCCGCCGCACGGGCCGCCGCAGGGGCCGCCG